GTCCGTAATTTGTAAAACAACTGATTTTCATTTGTTTTTCCAGTAATCAATTTTTTTCATTTCTGGTGTTTTCCTAATGTCTTCGGCTTTAGAACTTTTAGCATCTTTTCTATCCCCTTTAAAGTGATCTATATACTGTCCTAGCTCACTGTTTACAAATACATGATGACCCCTTACGCCTTTTGAATACCCTATGTCGTGTACTTTTATTGAATGCTTCTCTTTATATTCTTTTGTGAGATGCCAGAAAACGTAAGAGTCATGCCACTCTAATAGTTCGAATATGTCTGCAGACGTGTAAAGTTTTTCCCAGTCATTTACAAAATTTTGTATCATGCTGTGTTTCATATTATAACATACCAGTCCACATTCAGGATATTTGTTACTACCACGATCATTTTCTCGATCTAGATATGTAACAAGTGTGTCGGCAGGACATATGTTTTCAATAAATTGCATCGGTATGTTTCGAAAAGTGTATGTATCATCATCTAGCCATATTACGTAATCGTAGTCTGTATATGTGTTAACTGCGTGAGTAACGCATGATACCTTGTAACTGAATTTTACTGCGTTCCATAGATAAGATTCTTTTTTAGCATCTAGGCCACCCTCTGTGGCTAGCCTGGGTGAACGTCTTACTCCTCCTGGGATTTCGTCAAGTTTACCAACAGCCACCGGATCGTTTTTGTATTGCTCTCGAAAGGAATGTAGTTTTGGATTTGCTTTATCTATATCTATCCAGGTAACATCGTTTTTAAAATCTGAAGGTTTTGTTCCCTGGTAGTACACAGTGATGTCAGCATCTGTCCATTTATCTAAGACGGACTGAACCATCCTTTTTGCGTACCTATCCCAGTTATCGGGCTTGAATGTTGTAATTACTTTATATTTCATAGTTCCATTTTGTAAGTTTTGAGCCAGTCATTTACAATCCAAGCCGGTACCAAGGCCTTGCCTGCTTTTTGGCTTGCTCCAATTATGTCTAATTTACTTTTATCCCCTAATGCTTCATTGTATTTCTTTTTCAAACGGCCAGTGTTTTTAATGGTATTGCTGGATAACCAATAACCTAAAGGAACTGTCCATCCTGTCTTTGGTTTACCTAGTATGTACGATGGTAGTCTTTTCTTGTATGCACGTTTAGTAGGCATCTTTGTCTGCGTTTTGAATGCTCCTATTTTTTGAAAACTAGGTATACTGAGACAATATTGCATAAACATTTTAGTTGCCAGTGGAAATCTGCCTTCCATGCCATATGCCATTCCGTATTTGTCATTCCTGTTAAAAAATTCTTCTGGTACCTGTGTAACGCAATCTAGGGCCATGTATGATGAAACAGGGTCTTCAGGATTCCATAGATCTTCCGGATAGCATTTTTTAAGTTCTTGCAGTACTTTATCTTTACTAAGAATACCACCAGTAATAGGCACAGCCATTGGACGTTTGATCCTGGTCATCCATAATTTTAAAATGTCATCCCAATTTTCTATTGTTTGTTTTCCAATTTGTTTATACAACCATGTTGGGTTTGTCATTTTCCAATACTTTGTGTATCCTGCTAATATCTCATCTCCCATGTCTCCTGCCATTGTCACAACTATTCCGTGTTCATGCAATACTTTATTTGTGTAGCAGTACATTGGAACACTTTGATTATACATAGGTTGCTCCATAAAATATATTGCATCATCCCAACTGTCCGATACGTTGTCAGGAGTAATCTTTACATTATGGTGTTTGTATTGTTCGTCAGTTGCTAACATTTGGGCCATGTCTGCATCACCATTATGATCCTCTGGTGTAATCACATTAGGTTCCATTAGATTAGTAAATGTCCATACAGGTGGTTGAAGTTTGTTTAGTTCATGAGCAATAAGACTCGAGTCTAGTCCACCAC